ATGGGGGATACTATGCAACAACGATTAACGCAGGATTTAACGCAATTTCTCGCCAGCTTGCCGGAAGATGATCGCATCAAAGCGATTAATGAAATCCGCATGGCGATCCATCAGGTTAGCCCTGAAGTGGCACACTGAATTTGGCCACCTGAACAGAGGTGATATGCTCACCTCAGAACAACACAGGTGCTCCAATGAAAAAAAGAAATTTTAGCGCAGAGTTTAAACGCGAATCCGCTCAACTGGTTGTTGACCAGAAATACACGGTGGCAGATGCCGCCAAAGCTATGGATGTTGGCCTTTCCACAATGACAAGATGGGTCAAACAACTGCGTGATGAGCGTCAGGGCAAAACACCAAAAGTCTCCCCCATTACCCCGGAACAAATTGAAATCCGTGAGCTCAGGAAAAAGCTACAACGCATTGAAATGGAGAATGAAATATTAAAAAAGGCTACCGCGCTCTTGATGTCAGACTCCCTGAACAGTTCTCGATAATCGGGAAACTCAGAGCGCATTATCCTGTGGTCACACTCTGCCATGTGTTCGGGGTTCATCGCAGCAGCTACAGATACTGGAAAAACCGTCCTGAAAAACCAGACGGCAGACGGGCTGTATTACGCAGTCAGGTACTTGAGCTACATGGCATCAGCCACGGTTCGGCCGGAGCAAGAAGCATCGCCACAATGGCAACCCGGAGAGGCTACCAGATGGGACGCTGGCTTGCTGGCAGGCCCATGAAAGAGCTGGGGCTGGTCAGCTGTCAGCAGCCGACTCACCGGTATAAACGTGGTGGTCATGAACATGTTGCTATCCCTAACTACCTTGAAAGGCAGTTCGCCGTGACCGAGCCAAATCAGGTGTGGTGCGGTGATGTGACCTATATCTGGACGGGTAAGCGCTGGGCGTACCTCGCCGTTGTTCTCGACCTGTTCGCAAGAAAACCAGTGGGCTGGGCCATGTCGTTCTCGCCGGACAGCAGGCTCACCATGAAAGCGCTGGAAATGGCATGGGAAACCCGTGGTAAGCCCGGCGGGGTGATGTTCCACAGCGATCAGGGCAGTCATTATACGAGCAGGCAGTTCCGGCAGTTATTGTGGCGATACCAGATCAGACAGAGTATGAGCCGGCGCGGAAACTGCTGGGATAACAGCCCAATGGAACGCTTCTTCAGGAGTCTGAAGAACAAATGGATGCCGGTGGTGGGTTACGTAAGCTTCAGCGAGGCAGCTCACGCCATAACGGACTATATCGTTGGATATTACAGCGCACTAAGACCGCACGAATATAACGGTGGGTTACCCCCAAACGAATCGGAAAATCGATACTGGAAAAACTCTAACTCGGTGGCCAGTTTTTGTTGACCACTTCAAAGAGACAGCGTTACCCTACGGTATCCGTATCGGCCTCTATTCTCGTGATAAATCTCACCAATACGCTTTTTAACGTCCGCATACTTGTCAGGCTTGCTGAGAGCCTTTAGATGGTAATAAAACGTACTGCGCGGTATCTCCGCAGCCCTGAGAAGCTCATCAAGAGGATAAAACTGCCTTAGCTCGTTGAGTACTTTCACTTTTTCGTGGGATGAGCTAAGGCTTTCAGCTTTTTTAGATACATAAGCCGCGTTTCAAGAAATCGAACTTGCCTTTCAAGATCCTTGAGGTAGCCTGAGTTTAACGGACACTCCTTCCTGAAATAGAATGGCATCAGAAGGAGCTAATAATGAGCAGAAAAACCCAACGTTACTCTAAAGAGTTCAAAGCCGAAGCTGTCAGAACGGTTCTTGAAAATCAACTTTCGATCAGTGAAGGCGCTTCCCGATTATCCCTTCCTGAAGGCACTTTAGGACAATGGGTTACCGCCGCCAGAAAAGGGCTCGGTACTCCTGGTTCCCGCACGGTGGCTGAACTGGAATCTGAAATTCTGCAACTGCGTAAGGCGTTAAATGAAGCTCGCCTTGAGCGAGATATATTAAAAAAAGCAACAGCGTATTTTGCACAGGAGTCGCTGAAAAATACGCGTTAATCGAACAATGGCGACAACAATTTCCCATTGAAGCGATGTGTCAGGTATTTGGTGTATCCAGGAGCGGTTATTACAACTGGGTACAGCATGAACCCTCAGACAGAAAACAAAGTGATGAGCGGCTAAAACTGGAGATTAGGGTGGCACATATCCGCACTCGCGAAACATATGGAACCCGGCGGCTCCAGACGGAGCTGGCAGAGAATGGCATCATCGTTGGTCGTGACCGACTGGCACGTCTTCGTAAGGAGCTGAGGCTACGCTGTAAGCAGAAACGCAAGTTCAGAGCGACTACGAACCCGAACCACAATCTGCCAGTTGCGCCAAATCTGCTGAACCAGACGTTCGCTCCTACAGCACCAAATCAGGTCTGGGTGGCGGACCTGACGTATGTTGCCACACAGGAGGGATGGTTGTACCTCGCTGGCATCAAAGATGTTTATACGTGCGAAATTGTCGGCTACGCCATGGGAGAGCGCATGACAAAAGAGCTGACAGGTAAAGCCCTGTTTATGGCGCTCAGGAGCCAGCGCCCACCTGCCGGGCTAATCCACCACTCTGATCGAGGTTCACAGTACTGCGCATACGATTACCGGGTCATACAGGAGCAGTTTGGTCTGAAAACATCAATGTCGCGTAAAGGTAACTGTTACGACAACGCTCCGATGGAAAGCTTCTGGGGAACGCTGAAAAATGAGAGCCTGAGCCACTATCGTTTTAATAACCGGGATGAAGCCATCTCAGTAATACGGGAATACATTGAGATTTTCTACAATCGTCAGCGTCGTCACTCTCGTCTGGGGAATATCTCCCCGGCAGCCTTCAGGGAAAAATATCATCAGATGGCTGCTTAAAAAAAGAACAAATGGTAGTGTCCGCTATTGCCAGTACACCTCAGAGGGCTGAGGAGGTGCTGAAGGGGAGCCTGAAGCGACAACTGAATGAAAACAAACGCTACTGGCAGGAACTGGAAGTGGCGCAGGGCGACTGGAAAAACGGTGCCATGCGGGCGTTTCAGAATTTTACGGCGGATGCGGATAATGCGGCGGGAACGGCAGAACAGATGTTTACAGTGGCATTCAGCAGTGCCGGTAATGCACTGGCGACATTCTGTACCACCGGTAAGCTGAATTTTAAATCCTTCACCTCTTCCCTGTTGTCAGATATGGCCAGAATTATGGCACAGATGGCCATGATGCAGGCGGTAAAGGGCGTCGGTTCTTTATTCGGCTTCACGACTAATGCTGATGGCGGTGTTTACCAGTCTGCTGATTTGAGTCGCTACAGTGGCACGGTGGTTAACCGTCCGACGTTTTTTGCTTTTGCAAAAGGCGCGGGTGTGATGGGGGAAGCGGGACCTGAAGCCATTCTGCCACTGCGTCGCGGTGCTGATGGTAAGCTGGGGGGTTGTGGCGGATACTGGTGGTTCAGGCATGGTGATGTTTGCCCCGCAGTACAACATTGAGATCAATAACGACGGCACGAACGGGCAGATAGGTCCGGCTGCCCTGAAGGTGGTTTATGACCTCGGGAAAAAAGCGGCCGCGGACTTTATGCAACAGCAGGCCCGTGATGGTGGCCGGTTAAGTGGAGCATACCGGTAATGGAGACGTTTCACTGGAAAGTGCGCCCGGATATGAATGTGGTATCAGAGCCGAAAGTGGTGACAGTGAAGCTGGGCGATGGTTATGAACAGCGTCGTGCGGCGGGACTGAATAACCAGTTGTCGACTTACAGCGTGACGATACGTGTTCGTAAAGGTGAACACCCATCTTTAAAAGCCTTTCTGGAACGGCACGGTGGCGTCCGCGCATTTCAGTGGACGCCACCTTATGACTGGAAACTGATCAGGGAGGTTTGTCGTAAATGGTCGGCAAGCGTGGGGGCGTTATGGGTGACTGTAACGGCCGATTTTGAACAGGTGGTGAACTGATGCAGGATATCCGGCAGGAAACACTGAATGAATGCACCCGTGCGGAGCAGTCAGCCCGGGTGGAGCTCTGGGAAATCGATCTGACAGAGGTCGGTGGTGAGCGTTATTTTTTCTGTAATGAGCAGAACGAAAAAGGTGAGCCGGTCACCTGGCAGGGGCGGCAGTATCAGGCATACCCCATTCAGGGGGCGGGGTTTGAACTGAACGGCAGGGGCTGTGCTGCCCGTCCGACACTGACGGTCTCTAACCTGCACGGCATGGTCACCGGGATGGCGGAAGATCTGCAGAGTCTGGTCGGCGGAACGGTGGTCCGGCGTAAGGTTTACGCCCGTTTTCTGGATGCGGTGAACTTCGTCAACGGAAACAGCGACGCCGATCCGGAACAGGAGGTGATCAGCCGCTGGCGCATCGAGCAGTGCAGCGAACTGAGCGCGGTCAGTGCCTCTTTTGTGCTGGCCACACCAACGGAGACGGATGGCGCGGTTTTCCCGGGGCGTATCATGCTGGCGAATACCTGTATGTGGACTTACCGTTCTGATGAGTGTGGTTACACGGGCAGGGCAGTGGCTGACGAGTTCGACAAACCAACGACGGATATCCGGAAGGACAAATGCAGCAAGTGTATGCGCGGGTGTGAGTTGCGCAACAATACCGGTAATTTCGGCGGTTTCCTTTCCATCAATAAACTTTCTCAGTAAATCCATGACACAGACAGAATCAGCGATTCTGGCGCACGCCCGGCGATGTGCGCCAGCGGAGTCGTGTGGATTCGTGGTGAGAACGCCGGAGGGAGACAGGTATCTTCCCAGCGAGAATATCTCCGGTGAGCCGGAGGAACGGTTCCGGATGGCTCCGGAGGACTGGCTGCGGGCACAAATGCAGGGTGAGATTGTGGCACTGGTCCACAGTCATCCCGGTGGTCTGCCCTGGCTGAGTGAGGCTGACCGGCGGCTGCAGGTGCAGAGTGATTTGCCGTGGTGGCTGGTCTGCCGGGGGGCGATTCACAAGTTCCGCTGTGTGCCGCATCTCACCGGGCGGCGCTTTGAGCACGGGGTGACGGACTGTTACACGCTGTTCCGGGATGCTTATCATCTGGCGGGGATTGAGATGCCGGATTTTCACCGCGGGGATGACTGGTGGCGTCACGGTCAGAATCTCTATCTGGATAATCTGGAGGCCACAGGGCTGTATCAGGTGCCGTTGTCATCAGCACAACCGGGCGATGTGCTGCTGTGCTGTTTTGGTTCATCGGTGCCGAATCATGCCGCCATTTACTGCGGCGATGGTGAGCTGCTGCACCATATTCCTGAACAACTGAGTAAACGAGAGAGGTATACCGACAAATGGCAGCGACGCACACACTCCCTCTGGCGTCACCGGGAATGGCACGCATCTGCCTTTACGGGGATTTGCAACGATTTGGCCGCCGCATCGACCTTCGTGTGAAAACGGGGGCTGAAGCCATCCGCGCACTGGCCACACAGCTCCCGGCGTTTCGTCAGAAACTGAGTGACGGCTGGTATCAGGTGCGCATTGCCGGGCGTGATGCAGGTGAAACCGAATTGTCTGCCCGTCTTAATGAGCCGCTGGCAAATGGTGCAGTGATCCACATAGTACCGCGTCTGGTGGGAGCTAAAAGTGGCGGTGTGTTTCAGGCGGTGCTGGGGGCAGCTGTTATGGCGGTTGCTATATGGATGCCGGGGTAGGAATTATGGCGAGTAATCTGCTGTTTTCTCTCGGTGCCAGTATGACGCTTGGCGGTGTTGCACAGATGCTGGCACCGAAAGCCAGAACTCCCCGTACACAGACAACGGATAACGGCAAACAGAACACCTGTTTCTCCTCACTGGATAACATGGTTGCCCAGGGCAATGTTCTGCCTGTTCTGTACGGTGAAATGCGCGTGGGGTCGCGGGTGGTATCTCAGGAGATCAGCACGGCAGACGAAGGGGATGGTGGTCAGGTTGTGGTGATTGGTCGCTGATGCAAAATGTTTCATGTGAAACCGCCTGCGGGCGGTTTTGTCGTTTATGGAGCGTGAGGAATGGGTAAAGGCAGCAGTAAGGGGCATACCCCGCGCGAAGCGAAGGACAACCTGAAATCCACGCAGTTGCTGAGTGTGATTGATGCCATCAGCGAAGGGCCGGTTGACGGTCCGGTGGATGGATTAAAAAGCGTGCTGCTGAACGGTACGCCGGTCCTGGACAGCGAGGGGAAGACAAACTTTTCCGGTGTTACGGTGGTGTTCCGCGCCGGCGAGCAGGAGCAGACACCGCCGGAGGGGTTTGAATCTTCCGGCTCAGAGACTGTGCTGGGTACGGAAGTGAAATACGACACGCCGATCACCCGGACCATCACGTCGGCAAACATTGATCGTCTGCGCCTGACCTTCGGTGTGCAGGCACTGGTGGAAACCACCTCAAAGGGGGACCGGAATCCGTCGGAAGTCCGCCTGCTGGTTCAGATACAGCGTAACGGTGGCTGGGTGACGGAAAAAGACATCACCATTAAGGGCAAAACCACTTCGCAGTATCTGGCCTCGGTGGTGGTGGGTAACCTGCCGCCGCGCCCGTTTAATATCCGGATGCGTAGGATGACACCGGACAGCACCACAGACCAGCTGCAGAACAAAACGCTCTGGTCGTCGTACACCGAAATCATCGATGTGAAACAGTGCTACCCGAACACGGCGCTGGTCGGCGTGCAGGTGGATTCAGAGCAGTTCGGTAACCAGCAGGTGAGTCGCAATTATCATCTTCGCGGGCGCATTCTGCAGGTGCCGTCGAACTATAACCCGCAGACGCGGCAATACAGCGGTATCTGGGACGGAACGCTTAAGCCAGCATACAGCAACAACATGGCCTGGTGTCTGTGGGACATGCTCACTCATCCGCGCTAAGGCATGGGGAAACGTCGTGGTGCGGCAGATGTGGACAAATGGGCGCTGTATGTCATCGGCCAGTACTGCGACCAGTCAGTGCCGGACGGATTTGGCGGCACGGAGCCGCGCATCACCTGTAACGCTTACCTGACCACACAGCGTAAGGCGTGGGATGTTCTCAGTGATTTCTGCTCGGCGATGCGCTGTATGCCGGTATGGAACGGGCAGACGCTGACGTTCGTGCAGGACCGACCGTCGGATAAAGTGTGGACCTATAACCGCAGTAATGTGGTGATGCCGGATGATGGCGCGCCGTTCCGCTACAGCTTCAGCGCCCTGAAGGACCGCCATAATGTCGTTGAGGTGAACTGGATTGATCCGGACAACGGTCATGAGACGGCGACAGAGCTTGTGGAGGACACGCAGGCCATTGTCCGTTACGGTCGTAACGTCACGAAGATGGATGCCTTTGGCTGTACCAGCCGGGGACAGGCGCACCGCGCCGGGCTGTGGCTGATTAAAACGGAACTGCTGGAAACGCAGACCGTGGACTTCAGCGTCGGCGCAGAAGGGCTTCGCCATGTACCGGGTGATGTCATTGAAATCTGCGATGATGATTATGCCGGTATCAGCACCGGTGGTCGCGTACTGGCGGTGAACAGCCAGACCCGGACGCTGACGCTCGACCGTGAAATCACGCTGCCGTCCTCCGGTACCACGCTGATAAGCCTGGTTGACGGAAATGGCAATCCGGTCAGCGTGGAGGTTCAGTCCGTCACCGACGGCGTGAAGGTGAAAGTGAGCCGGGTTCCTGACGGCGTTGCAGAATACAGCGTGTGGGGGCTGAAGCTGCCGACGCTGCGCCAGCGCCTGTTCCGCTGCGTGAGTATCCGTGAGAACGACGACGGCACGTATGCCATCACCGCCGTGCAGCATGTGCCGGAAAAAGAGGCCATCGTGGATAACGGGGCACACTTTGACGGTGACCGGCGCGGCACGGTGAATGGTGTCACGCCGCCAGCGGTGCAGCATCTGACCGCCGAAGTCACCGCAGACAGCGGGGAATATCAGGTGCTGGAGCGATGGGACACGCCGAAGGTGGTGAAGGGTGTGAGCTTCCTGCTTCGCCTGACCGTGGCAGCGGACGACGGCAGTGAGCGGCTGGTCAGCACAGCCAGGACGACGGAAACCACATACCGCTTCAGGCAGCTGGCGCTGGGGAATTACAGTCTGACAGTCCGGGCGGTAAATGCCCGGGGGCAGCAGGGCGATCCGGCGTCGGTATCGTTCCGGATTGCGGCACCGGCAGCGCCTGTCACTATTGAACTGATACCGGGGTATTTTCAGATAACGGTGGTCCCGAAACTGGCTGTATATGACCCGACGGTGCAGTTTGAGTTCTGGTTTTCGGAAAAGCGGATTGCGGATATCAGGCAGGTTGAAACCAGCGCCCGCTATCTTGGCACGGCGCTGTACTGGATAGCCGCCAGTATCAATATCAGGCCGGGCCATGATTATTATTTTTACGTTCGCAGTGTGAACACCGTTGGCAAATCGGCATTTGTGGAGGCCGTCGGTCGGGCGAGCGATTATGCGGAAGGTTATCTGAGTTTTTATAAAGGGTTGATCAATAAAACGCATCTCGGCAAGGAGTTGTGGACGCAGATTGATAACGGTCAGCTTGCGCCGGACCTGACTGAAATCAGGACGTCCATTACGAATGTCAGCAATGAAATCACGCAAACCGTCAATAAAACACTGGAAAATCAGAGTGCTGCAATCCAGCAGATACAGAAAGTTCAGGTTGATACAAATAATAACCTGAACAGCATGTGGGCTGTGAAGCTGCAACAGATGAAGGACGGACGCCTTTATATTGCGGGTATCGGTGCCGGTATTGAGAATACGCCAGCAGGAATGCAGAGTCAGGTGCTGCTGGCGGCAGACAGGATTGCGATGATTAATCCTGCGAATGGCAACACAAAGCCGATGTTTGTTGGTCAGAGCGATCAGATATTCATGAACGACGTGTTCCTGAAACGCCTGACGGCTCCGACCATTACCAGCGGCGGTAATCCTCCGGCATTTTCCCTGACACCTGGCGGACGGCTGACGGCGAAAAATGCCGATATCAGCGGTAACGTGAACGCGAACTCCGGGACGCTCAACAACGTCACGATTAATAAGAACTGTCGGGTTCTGGGAAAATTGTCCGCGAACCAGATTGAAGGCGATCTCGTTAAAACAGTGGGCAAACCTTTCCCACGGGACTCCCGGGCACCGGAGAGGTGGCCATCAGGGACCATTACCGTCAGGGTTTATGACGATCAGCCGTTTGATCGGCAAATTGTTATTCCCGCGGTGGCGTTTCGCGGTGCTAAACATGAGCGGAAGAATAACAATATTTATTCGTCATGCCGCCTGATAGTGAAGAAAAACGGTGCTGAAATTTATAACCGAACGACCCTGGATAATACGCTGATATATACGGGTGTTATTGATATGCCTGCCGGTCACGGTCACATGACGCTGGAGTTTTCTGTATCGGCATGGCTGGTAAATGGCTGGTATCCCACAGCAAGTATCAGCGATTTGCTGGTTGTTGTGATGAAGAAAGCCACTGCAGGCATCACGATTAGCTGAATTTTATAACCCAGATACGGGCACCAGAAATGGTGCCTTTTTTATTGCAGAAAAGCGAGAGGTAATTATGCGTAAAGTTTGTGCAGCCATTTTGTCCGCAGCCATCTGTCTGGCTGTATCCGGTGCGCCTGCATGGGCGTCTGAACATCAGTCCACGCTGAGCGCCGGGTATCTTCAGCCCCATACTGATATGCCAGGCAGCGATGACCTGAAGGGCATTAACGTGAAATACCGTTATGAGTTTACGGACACGCTGGGGCTGGTGACGTCATTCAGCTATGCCAACGCTGAAGATGAGCAAAAAACGCATTACAGCGATACCCGCTGGCATGAGGATTCCGTGCGTAACCGCTGGTTCAGCGTGATGGCGGGGCCGTCTGTGCGCGTGAATGAATGGTTCAGCGCGTATGCGATGGCGGGCGTGGCTTACAGCCGTGTGTCGACCTTCTCCGGGGATTATCTCCGCGTAACTGATAACAAGGGGAAAACGCACGATGTGCTGACCGGGAGTGATGACAACCGCCACAGCAACACGTCTCTGGCGTGGGGGGCTGGCGTGCAGTTTAACCCGACCGAATCCGTGGCCATTGACCTTGCTTATGAAGGTTCCGGCAGTGGCGACTGGCGCACTGACGGTTTCATTGTGGGTGTCGGTTATAAGTTCTGATTAGCCAGGTAACACAGTGTTATGACAGCCCGCTGGTTCAGGCGGGCTTTTTGTGGGGTGAATATGGCAGTAAAGATTTCAGGTGTACTGAAAGATGGGGCGGGTAAACCTGTCGTAAATTGTGCGATTGAACTGCGGGCCAGAAGAACCAGTCCGACCGTTGTGGCACACGTTGTTGCCACTTGCGTGACGGACAATAACGGTGCTTATGTGATTGAGGCTGAGCCGGGGTATTACGAGGTTGCGCTTCACTGTAACGGCTGGCAGCCAACCCGTGTCGGGGATATTGATGTGGCACCGACTGATGCACCGGGGACACTGAACGCGTTTCTGAATGCACCAAAGGATGGTGATTTACGTCCGGAGGTGATGAAGCGCTTTGAGGAAATGGTGGCGCAGGCGCAGCAGAGTGCCGGGGCTGCAGCCGGAAACGCACAGCAGACGGCGCAGGATGTGGCGGCAGCCGCAACGGCCCGTGATGATGCACAACGTTTTGCGGAGAAAGCCCGACAGGATGCAACCGTCACAGCTGAGGACAGAAAGGCCACTGCGGAAGATGTGACAAGCACAGGAGCAAATGCAGCCGCAGCCGGACAGAGCGCACAGGATGCCGCAGGTTATGCCCGCGCAGCAGAACAGGCCAAAAATGACATTGATGCTGCGCTGACCGGCACCCTGAAAACGGCTAACCATCTGTCTGAAATCGCAGCAGCAGGCGAAAAGGCACAACAGAAGTCCCGGGATAATCTGGGGCTGAAAAGTGCGGCCACGATGGAAGCACAGAGCGACATTTACGACCGGACAAAAGGCCGTCTGGCGATACCCGGCGCATTCGGCTTTGGGTGTGCTTTTCTGCCTGAAGATGTTATCCGTTTTGACACTAAGAGTGATTTCCTGGCCTGGGTAAGGAATGCGCTGCCAGGTGAATATTCCGTTGCTGGCCCTTACGGCATCATCATACCCGACACACGGTTTGAAGGGGTGCTCAGCATCCGGTGGACTGATGCACGCCCTGAGACAACAGAACCGCGGTACAGAGCCAAATCCCTTACTTTTTACGGCATTAACGGCCCCATTTATCATACCCGCTACTGCTACTGGCCCATATCCAGACTGACTGGCTGGGTGAAAATAAATATAACCACAGAAGATATTATTTACAGAATCGTGGCGAGCTCTGTCCGCAACAGATGGGGAGACCCTGACATTGGCGGGCTGATTATTGCTGCGTACCAGGGAGAAGCTGACGGTGATAAAGTCATCAGACTTGTCAGGGGCAGTCATACAGAGGCTCACGACTGGGACCGGTGGGGATTTCAGTGCCCAGTACTCCCACCGGAACGTATATAGCATCCCCACAATTTTTCATTACGGGATGTTCAGAGCATTCATTACCGGGGTCATATTGCGCCCTGTCCGGGGTGCCGGATGCACATGTCTCTGGCGCAATGCCCGGGCTTTTTATTCGCACATCGTGAGGAATGCACCGTGGAAATTAAAAAAATCATTAATCCCCGTTATACCGAAAGTGGCGCAGTAGACTGTGACGTTTTTTTTGACGACAGGGACCAGGCAGTCCCCTACACAGCCACCGCTGATGATGTCGCACCGACGGGTCAGCAAATCTGGCAGGAACTGCAAAGTGGCAAATGGGGTGAGATAGCACCATTCACTGTGACACCAGAAATGCTGGAAGCGGCCAGAGAGGCCAGACGTCAGGAAATTGAAGCATGGCGCACAGAACAGGAGGCGAAGCCGTTCACGTTTGAATGGAACGGTCGTATCTGGAATGCTGGTCCCGACTCACTGGGCCGCCTGTCCCCGGTAGTCATGCTGGCAAAATCTGTCACAGCACAAACACATATGGCGTGGAGCGATGCGGATAATCAGCAGGTGAAACTGTCGATGCCGGAACTGGAAGAACTGGCGGCAGCAATGGTGCAGGCGCAGGTCGATCGCAACGATGAGATTTATCGCCGTCAGCGTGAAATGAAAGAGGAGCTGAGCGGTCTGGATGATTTGGCTTCAATTCGGGCGTTTGACGTTAAGTAATGAATAAGCCGCAACTGGCGGAATCACAGAAGACCGCTTTGCTTACCGAGGCGGAGTCTGTCATCCGGCCGCCGGGGTGTGCGGTCAGGCTGAACAGAGAAACGGATGAATCCGGGGAGGCCCGGGGGCGGGCCTCTGTTTTTCCGGAGTCAGTCCGGTCTGTGGTTTATGCGATGTGATTATGAATGGTGCAGTTGTGAGCCGTTTTCAGACAATCGCAGGGCCAGTACCTCGTCAGTCAGCTGACGGTAAATCTGCTGTTCAGTCTCACGCATCACCTGTGCTCCTGCTTCCCTCTCCGCATCCGCATCATCGCTCAGACCGGATGCTTTCAGCCGGTCAGCCACCCTCTGAGGGTACTCATTCTCCAGCATCTCATACTTCTGCTCTTCTGCCAGCGCCCAGCGGTCAGCTTCCGTACGCTTCAGTACAGCATGCCATGGTCCCCAGAGGGAGAACCAGTCCGTAAATTCATTCTCTTCACGGCTTCTGACCATGGCTTCGGCAGTGCGGAGGTCATTTGCTGTCACTCCCGACACGCCATAGAAACGCATTTCCTTCACGGCAGTGGAGAGCTGAAGTTTCTCTGCGAGCATGGTCTGGAAGGCCAGGTAGACTTCTATCTCATCCACAAAATGGAGAGTTCTGACTTTATCCCGGGCAATGTCCTCCAGAATTTCGAGGCGGAACATTTCCCTGCCCAGGGAGAGCAGAGCGCCGGTATCATTATCGAAAAGGCCTTCTGATGCCTGATGGACCAGGAGGGTTTTCCGGAGATTGTTCCATGTGAGCGCGACACGGTCCTCACAGCTCTCAGTGGCATCAGCAGCAACAGCGAAAGACTGCTGTCGAAGCTCCGCAGAGGCACTGAGTTTTTCCAGCCATGCAGCGACCTGTTCACGGAATCCGGAGGTATTGCGTGCAGAGACGGTATCGGAAAGGCGGTCAAGGAACGCGGAAAAGGTGTTGGCGTGCTCTTCATGTTCAAAAGCATGCCATATCTGTGATACATCAGATTGTTTGTTTTCCGGGAACCATGCTGTCACGGCATCAGCCAGGGGGCGATGGAGTGTATTCTGTTGTCCGTCACTCATGGAGAAGTAAATCCGTGGGCCGTGGTAGTCCGGCGAAGAGGTTAATCTTTGCAGGGCTTGCAGAGTGCGAGTCGACAATGGATTGTTATAAATATTAACATCTGCATAAATGTGCAGATTCATGATACTGTCTGGCAATGTGTTCAGCTGATTGTTAGGGATATATAGTGATTGCAGACGTTGTGGAAGTTCGGGCAGTCTGTGTAGTTGGTTTTCCCCAACGTTTAAAAGCCTCAGATTTTGAGGAAGGGGCGGTAGCTCTTGTAATCTGTTATCAAAAGCACTTAGTTCCTGTAGTTCACATGGTAATTCTGGTAAGGCAGTAAGCTGGTTGTTGCCAACAGAAAGTTTTTGTAGAGCCGGGGGAAGATCAGGTAGCGTCTCCAGGCTATTGAGAAGGGCTGAGAGTGACTGCAAGGAAGATGGAAGAGAAGGCAAACATGTTAAAACTCTGTTAAGTGAAACATCAAGAGCGACCAGGTGAGGCGGAAGAGCCGGGAGCCTGCTCAGTCTGTTATCGCTGGCTTTAAGTACAGTTAAGGACGGAGGGAGTTCTGGCAGAGAGCGTAGCTCATTGCTAGAGATGTTAAGTTCTTGTATGTGCGGGGGCAGGTATGGGAGAGAGCGTAATCTGAGTAAACTTAAATTGAGGGCTGGCTCTTGAAAAGCCAGACATATTTTCAGTAATCGAACTGCCTGTGTTCGGTCTTCTGTTGCAGCACCTTCCTTGGCCCAGTTATCCCAGATGCGGTGATAATCCGTGATATTTTGCTCTTCTACGGATAAACGGGATATACATCCTAAACCACAAAAGGAGCGGAAAAAAGAAGGATTGTGGACAGGTTTCATTTATTATTGATCCTCATTGTTTATATATTAATATATTCGTGCAAATGGAGTGAGGATTCTTTAAAAAAACGCGCCTGTAAATAGTTAAGAACAGGAAGAACTGTTGGGGATGTGGCTGGCCGAAAATGAAGGGGTGAAGTTCTGGCTCAATGTGCTGACTGAACTGAAAAAACGCGGTTGGTCGCCCTACCTTTTCATCAAGCCAGTAGTCTGCCCACCACAGCATCATTTCTCTGCGCTTATCGAGATACTGAGCATGGTTGTAAATTCAGCTAACCCAGTGCGTTGACAAAAAATTAGCGCAAGAGGACAAAAAATCACCTTGCGCTAATGCTCTGTATCAGGTCACTAATACCATCTAAATGGTTGATTCATAGTGACTGGATATGTTGTGTTTTGCAGTATTATGCAGTCTATTTTTTAAGCTAAATGTATTATAATGCATTGATATTAATGATTTTTACTGTTTCTCGGTCAGCTTTTTTTGCGAAGGCGGAGTTCGACCGCCTCTGGAAAAAATGATGCCACTGCTGGATAAGCTGCGTGAGCAGTACGGGGTCGGACCGCTATGCAGCGAACTGCATATTGCCCCGTCAACGTATTACCACTGTCAGCAACAGCGACATCATCCGGATAAACGCAGTGCCCGTGCGCAGCGCGATGACTGGCTGAAGAAAGAGATACAGCGCGTATACGATGAAAATCACAAGGTATACGGTGTGCGTAAAGTCTGGCGTCAGTTGTTACGGGAAGGTATCAGAGTGGCCAGATGCACTGTGGCACGTCTCATGGCGGTTATGGGACTTGCCGGTGTTCTCCGGGGTAAAAAGGTCCGTACGACCATCAGCCGGAAAGCCGTTGCCGCAGGCGACCGCGTAAACCGTCAGTTCGTGGCAGAACGACCTGACCAGCTGTGGGTGGCTGATTTTACTTACGTCAGCACATGGAGGGGCTTCGTCTATGTGGCGTTCATCATTGATGTGTTTGCCGGATACATCGTGGGGTGGCGGGTCTCATCGTCCATGGAAACGACATTCGTGCTGGATGCACTGGAGCAGGCGTTATGGGCCCGTCGACCGTCCGGCACGGTCCATCACAGTGATAAAGGTTCTCAGTATGTATCGCTGGCCTACACACAGCGGCTTAAGGAAGCCGGATTACTGGCATCAACAGGAAGTACAGGCGACTCGTATGACAACGCGATGGCGGAGAGCATCAATGGTCTTTACAAAGCGGAGGTAATACACCGTAAGAGCTGGAAAAACCGTGCAGAAGTGGAACTGGCCACACTAACGTGGGTGGACTGGTATAACAATCGACGATTGCTGGAAAGGCTGGGCCACATCCCTCCGGCAGAAGCAGAAAAAGCTTATTATGCTTCCATCGGAAACGATGATCTGGCAGCCTGAGTTCACAGATAAAACACTCTCCAGGAAACCCGGGGCGGTTCACAGAAGTATGCCGCAGACCTGCAAAATCAGCAGTGGCAGACGATCATGAAAAACCTTACTCCGTTCACGCCTCTTGCGGAGCAGTATGTTAACCAGCTTCAGAACCTTTCCAGTTTAGAAGGTCAGGGGCAGGCACTTAATCAGTATTACAACTCTCAGCAGTATAAAGACCTTGCAGGTCAGGCTCGTTACCAGAGTCTTGCTGCTGCGGAGGCGACGGGTGGACTTGGTTCGACAGCCACAAGCAATCAACTGGCTACGATCGCGCCGACACTCGGTCAGTCTTGGTTATCAAACCAGATGAGCAATTACAACAATCTGGCAAACGTTGGGCTTGGTGCGCTGCAAGGTCAGGCAAACGCCAGGCAGACGTACGCCAACAACATGAGCAGCATTGCACAGCAAAGCGCAGCTCTTGCCGCTGCTAATGCCAATAAACCATCAAGTCTTCAGACTGCAATTAGTGGCGGAACATCTGGTGCGATTGCCGGTGCAGGTCTTGCCAGCCTTTTGGGAACATCAACACCTTGGGGCGCTGGCATTGGTGCTGGTATCGGATTGCTTGGCTCGTTGTTTTAAGGGGTAATCATGGCTACTTGGCAAGGATCAAATGGCGGATTGTTAGCTGGTATCGGCGGCGTCAACTCAAACGCTCCGAGCGTAAATGACATCGGCAATACGCTTCAGCTTATCAGGCAGAACAATGATATTGAGCGTTCAGGCGCTAACAATGTTGGGCTGACTGCTTTGCAAGGCCTTTCAGGTATTGCAGGGGTGTTTCAGCAGGAAAATCAGGCTCAGCGGCAGAAAGAATTTCAGCAGGCGTACGCTAATGCTTATGCGTCTGGTGATCGCGGTGCTTTGCGTCAGTTGGCTACTCAATATCCAGACCAGATTGAATCCGTTCGTAAAGGCATGGGATTCATTGATGAAGACCAGCGTAATTCTATCGGCACCTTAGCGGCTGGCGCACGCCTTGCGGCCTCGTCTCCAGAAGCAATGCAATCATGGCTGCAAAACAACGCCAATGAGCTGGCGCGCGTCGGTGTTGGCCCTAACAGCGTTGCTCAGATGTATCAGCAGAATCCTTCAGGATTTGGTGAGTTTGTTGATCACCTTGGAATGGCTGCTCTTGGTCCGATTGATTACTTCAATGTTCAGGACAAGATGGCTGGTCGTGAAATTGACCGAGGCAGGCTGGCAGAGACAATCCGCAGCAATCAGGCTGGAGAAGCACTTCAGGCGAGAGGGCAAAACCTTTCCTATCAGTCAGCAATGACTGGGCACAATATCGCAGCACAACGCTTGGCTCTGGATCAGCAAGAGTTCGGGTTTAAGATGCAGCAAGCGCAGGAAAAGGCTCAGCAGTTGATTAGCGAAGCACCTAAGCTGTCAGTAAACATGGAAAAAGGCATCGAGACGGCTGTAAACAATGCTACAGCATCATCAAACTCAGCCAATTCTATGAGTGCGCTTGCTCAACAGTTCAGAGCAGAAAAACCAACGACAGGTTTGTTCGGTAACGCACAGAACATGTTCGCAAAACTTACCGGAAGCGATACAACATTGCGTGATTTGCGCATTCGCCAAAATGCCCTTGTTAACAGTCAGGTTCTTAAATTCCTACCTCCCGGCCCAGCAACGGATAAAGACGTTGAGATCGTTCGACAGGGTGCGCCAACTGACATGGATAACCCTGAGACGGTCGCAAGATGGCTTGATGCAATGGCAAACCTTGAGCGACGAAACGCGCAGTTTAATGAGTTTAAAGCCGAGTGGATGAGCGCGAATGGCAACCCTGGACAATCGCGTAATGGCGGTCAGATATTGGGGTTGGATGTTAAAAAAGGTGAATCATTGGGGAGTGCCGTTAAGCGGTATATGTCAATGAATACTGACGCAGCGCCAGCACAAGATTCGACACCTTCAGGAGAACCACGGAATCAGGTTGGATCATATACCTCAAAATCAGGCATTCAATTTACGGTGGAATGATGAAAGTAACTGCAAACGGTAAGACATTTACCTTTCCTGATGGTACGAGCACCGAAGATATTGGCACCGCCATTGATGAGTATTTTGCTGGTCAGGCTGTTCAGCAACAAACAGTTAATCAGGCCAATAATGCACCAACACGGGAAGAACCATCATTGATGCAACAAGCTGGCGATTGGCTCACTGGTGGTCAAAGTGCAGGGCAAATTGCAGAACAGGCTGGTCGTGGTCTGGTAAACATACCATTTGACGTATTGCAGGGCGGCGCAAGTCTGATTAATGCAATCAGTCAGGGGCTTGGTGGACCCAAGGTTTTGGATGATGTTTATCGTCCAGTAGACAGACCGACAGACCCCTACGCGCAAGCCGGTGAAACAATTGGTGGGTATTTAGTTCCAGGAGTTGGAACGGCAGGAAGCATGGCTATTGGATCACTGGCAGAGGCCGCAAATCAGAAAGGCGATTTCGCACAAAATGCAGCTAAAAATGCCGGAGTTAACCTTGCCGCTCAGGGTGTTCTTTCCGCAGCAGCAAAGGGAATAGGGCGTGGAATAACGGCTATAAAAGGTGATATTGCGCCAGAAGTGGCGAAGAAAATTGCCACATCAGAATCGATGGGCGTGACACCAATGACATCTGATGTTATCCCGCCGAAAAATGCTTTCACTCGCGGCCTAACTCAGGATGCCGAGGGGGCTTTGCTCGGGACAGGCTCAAAGCGAGCGGAGCAATATGCAACGCGTAGTAAGCTGGTAAGTAATTATTTTGACCGTTTTGGTGAGTACAACCCTGATGATGTGGTGAAATCTCTTACCACCACGTTAAGGGGGCGGAAGGATGCCGCTGGCGCTGTTATCAATGACGTCACCAATAAAATGGGTAATGCCGCAGTTGATACCACAAATACCATGAATGCTCTGAATACAGCGATCGCAAGACAGGAACGGCTTGGGACGTCTGCCAATCAAAGCCTGCTTACATCCTTGCGTAACCTACGTGAAGAATTAGCAAACCCTGCAACTGATTTGGATGTTACGTTTGATCTCTTGCGTCAGCACAGAACAGCATTTAGATCTAATGTTCAGGGAGATGCTATGGTCTTCCCCAACCAGGCAAAAGCAGCTACCAATATGGTAGAGAATGCAATGTCAAAAGACCTTCGTAACGCAGTTGCTAAAAACCTCGGTGCATCAGACGCAGCAAAATACCTTAAAGCAAATTCCGATTATGCAAACGTTTATAATAAGGTGCTTAATAAAAACATTGCTAACAAGCTCAACAAGGCAAGCAGTGAAGCCAGTCCTGAACTTATAAATACCGTTGTATTAAGCAGAAAACCATCTGACGTGAAACGAATCTGGAGCGCACTGGATGATAAAGGGAAAGATGCTATGCGTGCAGCTTACGTCAGCAAAATAGCGGAAAAGGCCGGTGACTCTCCAGCCAAGTTCATCACTGAAGTTAATAAGCTGAAATCTCAGTCAGGCGGTGAAATTTACAACACTATTTTTTCTGGAAAGCACATGAAAGAGCTTGATGCTCTTCATGAAGTTCTACAGCAAACAGCAAGGTCAGACACCGCAAATGTAGTAACTCAGACGGGGCAATCGCAAGCCAACAGGATAAGGACGATTGGCGCAACTGCGACTCTTGGTGTATCAATGGGGCTTGAGGCTGGTTTTGGTGCAATGATGCGTTTGTATGAGTCCAAAGCCGCAAGGAATATGCTTCTTCGTTTGGCAAACACCAAAGCAGGAACGGCAGCTTATGAAAGAGCGTTAAATAATGCTGCAAATGCGATACGCCCTATACTTTCAAGCCAAATTACAGCAGAACAATAGATAAATAATTAAATAAGCACATAACTACTGACAGATAACCAACGCAACTACCCAGCTTCGGCTGGGTTTTTTTATGCCCAAAATTCACCGTAGCCACGCTGCGGCGATTCATTGTATCTGGAGCAAATTAAATGACAGACATTACAGCCAATGTGATCGTATCGATGTCTTCGCAACTCTTCACTATGGCTCGTTCTTTTAAAGCCGTAGCCAATGGCAAAATTTATATCGGAAAAATTGACACTGACCCGGTAAATCCTGAAAACCAGATTCAGGTTTATGTAGAGAATGAAGACGGATCTCACGTCCCTGTTTCTCAGCCAATTGTTATCAATGCTGCCGGATATCCTGTGTACAACGGGCAGATTGCCAAATTTGTAACTGAGCAAGGCCATTCAATGGCTGTATATGATGCGTATGGTTCGCAACAGTTTGAACCGCCCCGGGTTTCCTGGAGAGTGTTTTATCTGTGAACTCAGGCTGCCAGATCATCGTTTCCGATGGAAGCATAATAAGCTTTTTCTGCTTCTGCCGGAGGGATGTGGCCCAGCCTTTCCAGCAATCGTCGATTGTTATACCAGTCCACCCACGTTAGTGTGGCCAGTTCCACTTCTGCACGGTTTTTCCAGCTCTTACGGTGTATTACCTCCGCTTTGTAAAGACCATTGATGCTCTCCGCCATCGCGTTGTCATACGAGTCGCCTGTACTTCCTGTTGATGCCAGTAATCCGGCTTCCTTAAGCCGCTGTGTGTAGGCCAGCGATACATACTGAGAACCTTTATCACTGTGATGGACCGTGCCGGACGGTCGACGGGCCCATAACGCCTGCTCCAGTGCATCCAGCACGAATGTCGTTTCCATGGACGATGAGACCCGCCACCCCACGATGTATCCGGCAAACACATCAATGATGAACGCCACATAGACGAAGCCCCTCCATGTGCTGACGTAAGTAAAATCAGCCACCCACAGCTGGTCAGGTCGTTCTGCCACGAACTGACGGTTTACGCGGTCGCCTGCGGCAACGGCTTTCCGGCTGATGGTCGTACGGACCTTTTTACCCCGGAGAACACCGGCAAGTCCCATAACCGCCATGAGACGTGCCACAGTGCATCTGGCCACTCTGATACCTTCCCGTAACAACTGACGCCAGACTTTACGCACACCGTATACCTTGTGATTTTCATCGTATACGCGCTGTATCTCTTTCTTCAGCCAGTCATCGCGCTGCGCACGGGCACTGCGTTTATCCGGATGATGTCGCTGTTGCTGACAGTGGTAATACGTTGACGGGGCAATATGCAGTTCGCTGCATAGCGGTCCGACCCCGTACTGCTCACGCAGCTTATCCAGCAGTGGCATCATTTTTTCCAGAGGCGGTCGAACTCCGCCTTCGCAAAATAAGCGGAAGCCTGGCGAAGGATATCGTTACTGCGGCGCAGTTCACGATTTTCACGCTCCAGCTCTTTCAGACGCTGACGTTCAGCGGTGGTGAGCCCTCCATCACCGCCCCCGGTATCCCGCTCATGCTGGCGAACCCAGACACGCAGAGTCTCCGGCGTACAGCCAATCTTTGGAGCAATGGAACAAATTGTCGCCCATTGTGAGTCATATTCGCCCTGACTTTCCAGAACCATACGGACTGCCCGTTGACGGACTTCGGGGGAAAAACGAGTATTTTTAGTCATCCTGTTTACCTCTTTCTCAGGAAGTTTAGTCTCCAGGATTCCCGGGGCGGTTCAGTTCTATTTTCCGAATTTGCTGAAGTATGACCCTGATCAGTTCGGTCCGGATTTAATTGAGCAACTAGCTCAATCCGGTAAGTATTCGCAGGATAACACCAAAGGCGATGCCATGATTGGCGTCAAGCAGCCTTTACCAAAAGCAGTTTTAAGAACTCAGCATGACAAAAATAAAGAAGCAATAAGTATCCTGGATTTTGGTGTTATTGATGATGGTGTGACAGATAATTACCAGGCAATACAAAATGCAATAGATGCCGTTGCTTCACTACCCTCCGGCGGGGAGCTGTTTATCCCTGCGAGCAACCAAGCGGTGGGGTATATTGTTGGATCCACTTTGCTTATTCCTGGCGGTGTTAACATCAGAGGGGTTGGTAAGGCATCGCAACTCCGAGCAAAAAGCGGACTTACAGGATCTGTGTTAAGGCTGTCTTATGATTCAGACACTATCGGCCGTTATCTGAGAAATATACGAGTAACTGGTAATAACACCTGCAATGGTATTGACACAAACATTACAGCAGAAGACTCTGTCATCAGACAGGTTTATGGCTGGGTATTTGATAATGTAATGGTGAATGAAGTTGAAACCGCTTATTTAATGCAAGGGCTCTGGCACTCAAAATTTATAGCATGTCAGGCTGGAACCTGTAGAGTCGGTCTTCACTTTTTAGGCCAGTGCGTAAGTGTTAGTGTCAGCTCCTGCCATTTCAGCAGAGGAAATTATTCTGCTGATGAAAGCTTTGGCATCAGGATTCAGCCTCAAAAGTATGCGTGGTCGTCAGAGGCAGTTAGGTCAGAAGCAATAATTTTAGACAGTGAGACCATGTGCATTGGTTTTAAAAATGCCGTCTATGTTCATGATTGCCTTGATTTGCATATGGAACAACCGGATTTAGATTATTGCGGTTCAACAGGCGTGGTTATAGAGAATGTAAACGGAGGATTTTCTTTCTCAAACTCATGGATAGCAGCAGATGCCGATGGCACTGAACAATTTACGGGGATATATTTTAGAACGCCGACCTCAACGCAGTCACATAAAATTGTCAGTGGTGTTCATATCAACACTGCAAACAAAAACACGGCTGCAAACAATCAAAGTATAGCGATAGAACAGTCGGCGATCTTCGTCTTTGTAAGTGGTTGTACGTTAACTGGTGATGAATGGGCTGTAAATATTGTCGACATCAATGAATGTGTTTCTTTCGATAAGTGCATATTCAATAAGCCTCTATGCTATCTTCGTAGCGGTGGCGTGTCAGTTACTGACTGTTATTTGGCTGGCATTACCGAGGTGCAGAAACCGGAAGGCAGATACAATACGTATCGTGGCTGTTCAGGCGTACCGTCTGTAAATGGGATCATTAATGTCCCAGTTGCGGTAGGTGCCACAAGCGGATCTGCAGCTATACCGAACCCGGGGAACCTGACATACAGAGTAAGAAGCCTTTTTGGTGACCCTGCATCAAGTGGTGACAAGGTTAGTGTTTCCGTGGTGACAATTAATGTTACTCGCCCAAGCCCAGTAGGAGTCGCGCTGCCTTCAATGGTTGAGTATCTGGCCATCTGATTATTTTAGGGGCCATATGGCCCCTTTTATTGTTCAATCCAGGGATAATTTAGGCGAACTTCGTGTCAGGAATCTTTTTTCAACCAGATTCCATGAAAGATGGGACAAGAAAAGAACAGTCACGGCACTTAACAACATTGACGGGTAAAAACCCATGTGCAATGTGTTTATAACAACCTGCTGAACCGGGAATGCATAAATGTACACACCATACGAGTAATCAAACCTGCCCTTAACCAGTGGGTCGCCAACGGATGTGCATATGGCTATTGTCGAGAATGAAACCAGGATATAGCAAGTCATAGTATAATCAATGCCTTTGCCATAACTAGCGTAGGCGTACATAGCAAGCAAAGAAACTACAGTAATTTTAACATTACTTACATTCCATGACTTCTCATACATTGCCATAGTGGCACCAAAAAAGAACGCCAGTCCACGCAAAGGATACAGCCATAACGGAATAGAGAACATTACATCCCTGTTTTCTGACACACTTCCAATTAATGAAAGAGAAACAAAAACCAACAGTATAACTATGAATGCTTTTCCGTTCTTTAGTAGGGCAACTGCTACTCCCGTTATTATATAACACAGGAACTCAAGCGGTAGGGTCCACAAACTGCCGTTAATTCCGGCATGAATTAAATGTGATGTAATGTCAGCATCTGGAGCCTGACTCATAAAAATAGAGCTTATGGTCTTCCTGACAATGTCATGGCTAAAATATTCTGCGCTGAAGTCGTTAAGTATCCATCCAAATAAAAAATATGTCAGTATAGAGCAAGGGACCAGCGCCGGGAATATTCTTCTCGCTCTTTTAGCCATGAAATCAATAAAGGAATCACTCCTGATAGCTGATTTTGAAATCAGATATCCTGATATTGAAAAGAATATGATAACTGCAATGCCGCCAGCACTTTCAAAGCCGAACAGGTACGGCTCCGGCTGCCCAGAGAGCGCGTAGTGGTGACTGACCAGAACCATCATAGCTGCCACAAGCCTTGCCGTGTCAAAGCAGTTGCTCTTATGCATTAAAATAAAGCCTCTAAGTTTTTGCGAGGAAAAATATCAGATCTTTCTGTCATAGTCCATTTTGGGTCCAGCCAGTGAGGTCATGCTCGCGTTGAGGCCAAAGAATGAGCATGGGCTCAGGTAGAGGGCAAGGCTCTGCTCAGGCATGGATTTGCCTACCTAACCTTCTCATCAAGCCAATCCGCCCACCACTGCATCATTTCTCTGCGCTTATCGAGATACTTAGCATGGTTGTAAATTCAACTAACCCAGTCCGTTGACAAAAAATTAGCGCAAGAGGACAAAAAATCACCTTGCGCTAATGCTCTGCCTCAGGTCACTAATACTATCTAAGTAGTTGATTCATAGTGACTGGATATGTTGTGTTTTGTAGTATTATGCAGTCTATTATTTAGACTAAATCTTTCATAACATATTGATATTTACAGCGTTTTATGTTTCTCGTTCAGCTTTTTTATACTAACTTGAGCGAAACGGGAAGGTAAAAAGACAAAAAGTTGTTTTTAATACCTTTAAGTGATACCAGATGGCATTGCGCCATCTGGCAGAGTGATTAACTAAACATCGCGGTAATCGATGCGCTTGCCAGAGAGTGGAAATGAACGTTAAACCCGACCATCGCGCCGCTGCCTCCTTCATCGACATCAATACGCTCTACATCCAGCGCGTGAACGGTAAAAATGTAGCGATGGGTTTCGCCTTTCGGCGGCGCTGCGCCATCGTATCCGGTTTTACCAAAATCGGTACGCGTCTGCAAAACGCCGTCTGGCATTGCTACCAGACCAGAGCCAAACCCTTGCGGTAATACGCGGGTATCAGCGGGTAAATTAACAACTACCCAGTGCCACCAGCCGGAGCCGGTTGGCGCATCCGGGTCGTAGCAGGTGACAACAAAACTTTTCGTTCCCGCAGGAACATCATCCCACGCCAGATGCGGTGAAATATTATCGCCATCGTAACCCATGCCGTTAAAGACATGACGATGCGGCAACTTATCGCCATTATTGGCAAAAAAATGTTTCAT